CAATGTATCGTTTTAACGTAGGGGCAAAGTCAACAGCACCAGAGTCAGTTAACACCATTTCATCAAAACATATCCAACGGCCTATAGATGTTCTTTGAATAAATGCACAAGCAGGGGTACGACCAAAGTCAAACCCTAAGATAATAGGGTAATCAATAGAAGGTTTAAATTCTAAATGCTGACAATGGACTGAATCCGTATACATTGGGTGTACAGGTTTACCGTTAGAGACAAATCCGTATTCATTAGCTAGGTTTACTTTAATCCAATCGTCTGTTTTCCCTTGTAGTCCTCTTGCATAATACCCTTTAGGAAGGTTATCAAGGTTTTCAGCTTTTTCATTAATAATCCAATCTTCACCATTTTTTAAAACTCCACCAGATTGTCTAAAAAATGACCAATCATCAGGTCGTTCTATCTCTGCTAGTTTAAAATACCAATGATCTTCATCAGGAGCGTTACTATCTCCTATGATTCCATGATGTGTAGGACGTGCACCCTCCTTGTTAGATGGATATCTACCATGTCTAAGGTCTAACATATCTAAAACAGCCTTAGAATGCTCTTTAGTTTCGTTTAACCACACCCATGTAGTCTGTATACCCCTAGCTTTCTTAACGTGTTCAGGACGGTCAAACGCAATAAACACAACATCACAGTGGACAGAGGTTCCATCATCTAGTTTAAATCGTATAAAGTGTGTAGGAGGCTCCTTATTACCTTGTTTGAAGTCACCTAACTCTCCGTGTATTTCTAGCCAATCTTTAATCGTAGTAGAAAACAATTCAGAATAGGTGTTACGAGCCGCAATAACCCTTGATAAACGAACATTGTAGTTTTTATGCTTCTTATCTTTGACAGGTTCCTGTTCGCACATTAAATCAAACAGTTTTAATATACATTGAACTGTCTTACCTGAACCCAACGGACCCATAATAAATGAGTTTCTTGCACGGCAATCATTAAAATCTTGAAGGACTTGACCTTGAGGCATCAAGTTATATTCGATTCTCATCGTGACCAGTTTATTTTATCGTAATTAAGTTTGAATGTTTCTCGACTACTGGATGTAGACTTTCTAGGGTGACTACCCTTACCACCATTGTATTCAGGAAAGTGTCTATCTCTTGTTTCTTTGTCTAACTTATGAACTAAATTTGGACCTTTCTTGCCCATTTACCATCTCCCACATATACACTCTTCTTCTAAACAAACACACTCACCAGACATCTTTTCATGCAGTATATATAAAACTTCTTTCATTGCATAATGATCTTTATCTATTAACGCTGTACAAAATGCCTCTATTAATTCGTAATCAGAATCCGTAATAGGCTCATCTGTATTTAAATCAATCATCAGCTAACCAATCCTTTATAATTAATGACTTTGCTAATTCTAAATAAAACAGCTCCTGTTCACTTGTAAGCGTACTTCCTACCTCTACCCCTACATCGCCTATACTTATTAAAAGAAAGTCCTTAGAACGCTTTATATGAGCTTCTATGAGGTCTTCTGCATCAGGTCTAAGCTTTATTATAGTCATCTAATTTTTTTTGCGGGGGACATATATACATCACATCGCGCCACTTTCGGGGAGGGGGGGTCCCTTTATCATTGCGCATTGTCATTGTTGCCGCCATCGTATCTTTTGCGATTGACTGAGATAACGAGTCCTTCATCTGGGGTGCTGACTTCTGTGGCTTTTAATTTAGGCGTAACGAACTCCGCTATCTTTCCCCATGCGACGATTGACTCCTTCTGGTTTGTAACTGAGGGATCATTCTGGGCTAACTCATCCAGTGTCACGGCTTGTTGTGCCATCTTCATTACTGGGTCGAAGTCCTTACCGTACATTGCTTTGAGTCTGTTAAGTAAAAAGGTCTTATTCTTTCCCAGCGCTCCTTTAGGTCTTGCCATGTCTTATAGTCTCCTATTCTTTATTTCTACGCCCTTGATCTAATTGATCATTTTTTAACCAATTTGGTCAATATTTAACCAATTATAGCATTAAATAGCTGTTCTTCGCCTTATATATAAGTTAATTAGAATTAATTAAGTCTACAGTGTTGACACATGGCAATAAATAAACTAGGATGTTTACACACAACAAAGGAGTAACACATGAAAAACTTAGAAATCGCAAAGCAAAACATTAATAAAAGAATAGATTATTTTACTAAGGAGGCAGTTAAACAGGGTTACGGTGAGCGAATAAGTCAAAACACAATGAACTATGTTTATGGCTTAAAAGAAGCTTTGGAAATGATTGAATGGGCTGAATTAGAATCACATGAACAAGTTTAATAAATTATTTGTAGACAAAAAGACGAGAGTTAAACTTATTTCAATAAGAGGGTGGTGGTTAGTTTTAAAAATCGAACCTGATAGAGAGTGGATTGAAATTCAAGGTCATTATGGATTATATCATCGTGGACTTATTGAGAGGTTTACTAACTCACCTGATGATTCTACTGGGGAGTAGATGAAACGCCTACGGGCGTAGTGAGACCCATAAACAACAAATGAGGATATATAAAATGAAACACTTTCAAGAACAACGCGAAAAAGACTATCAAATAGCCAAACGTTTAATTTGTTTCCCTATGCGTAAAGCGGAGAAATATTATTATGCTTTTCAGTGTCAGCTATTCGAAAAGAATGTAAAAGCTTTTGGTTATGATCACATAGCAACTAAGGCCAAAGCGCACGCGGAGGGCATTCAGTTCCATGCGCATTCTATAACAATGGGATATGGCGGTTACGACCTTAAAAGATTCAACAGTAAGGATGAAATGTTCGGTTTTGTCATTGGATATAATGAGGCAATGTTAAACAACAAAATAAAGGAGCAAACAGCATGAATAAAACCAATGATTTATATGAACATAGCGAATTCACGCACTGGCTTTCTGAAATGCCATGCAATATGGCTTGCAACTACCGCGAGGAAAACGTCGATTTACATGGAACGCGAGTGACAATTACATTTTCAATTTTAGATGAAGGGGAAACAGCATGAGCAAGATTAAAGACGATATTTTATCATTACGCGCACAAGCTAGAGCCGCACGTTATTTGGCCCTTAAAACATGGGAGAAAGAAGAAGCCAAAGATCGACAGATGGATAATGTTACGTCATTTGTTCTGGGTATTGCCGTGGCTTTAATTGTGGGCATAGGCTACCAAATCCACATTATGGGGGCGCTCTAATGACTACTAAAAAACAGTTGATTTTATTTATTGGCGATTACGTTAAGCTACGCAAGAATTTTTATGGTCCTGACTCGCAATGGCTTAAAGTAATAGATGTAGAGCCTTACGATATCTGTTTATTATCTAATGGCAAATATAACTCCATTCGCGTATGTGCGTCATATCAATACATTGCTGATGCAAAGTCAGAAATCGAATGGGAGAGAGAAAAAGATATTAAATTATTTTACGAAAAGGAAGCCATGTAATGAAGCTTAAAACAACTCAAAAGCAACGCATACTCGAACACTTACAGGATGGGCGCACCTTAACGCGCCTTAACTCATGGAAGGAGCTTGGTATATTGGAATGCCCTGCGCGTATTTGTGAGCTTAAACAAGAAGGCCATGACATTAAAACGGAACGGCTAACAGTAACTAATAGATATGGTGAGAAGGTATCTATAGCCAAATGGAGGCTGTAATGGAAACAATAGAACAAGTGAAAAAAGCCGTGGACGAGGGTAAATTAGTTAAATGGGTAAATAACATATATGAGGTAAAATATTGGCCTATACCAAATCAATACGTTGTAGTTTGCACCATAAATCAATTTGCCACTGGTCTTTGTGATGCGGACGTTAAAGACTGTTATATATCCGAAGGCAACTCATCTTACAAAAGCAAACCGTACCATATTCGAGGATCTGGTATTGCTTAAATAACCCTGCCAAGCCTCCATTATGGGGGCTTTTTATTTCCCTTGGTATTTATTCCGTAGGTAATTCATCGAAACTGGCAGTTCATCGCAACCACCGTTGGCAACCTCATTTAGCATCCAT